ATGATCGTGTTGAGATCAAGGTTGAAGTCCGTCGTTGCTGTGGTTTTGTAGGTCATTACTTCCTCGCCGTGACGACATCATCGCCCTTGGTGACGGTTACGTGGTCGCCTTCGACATCAACCCGCATCGGCTGTTCTTTACGATCCAGCTTGTCGAGTTTGGTAATGAGTTCCTTGATAACCTCAAACTCAGGCTTCTCTTCTTTCTCCACCGTGCCTGCGATTCCGTTAAGCATGGAGATCAAAGCGGTCAGAGATGCGCCAAGCAGCCCCATAACGGCAGCAATTTTATCGTTATCAAGAAACAGGCTAGATACGACACCAATGACGACAATCGCCGTGATGTATTTCAGGCCATCTTTACCGATGGCTTTACCGGCAACATCTTTGGCAGACGACTGCGCCTCAAGCCGATTCAACTCAGCCTGAACCTGCGCCTTGAACATTTCGATGTCGGTCGGTTCGGTCATCACATCCCCCGCTTACGATGCGGCCTCACTTTTTCTTTGATGCCTTTGGGCTGCGGGACGAACTGCTTGCCTTGAGCTTTTCCTTTGCGCTTGGCAGCCGTTGTACGAGCGTATTCTTGAGGGCTGAGACTTTTGATCGCAGCTTCTGGTAGATACCTTTCACCCGTGTCAGAAGATCGTTTACCACTCTTCGTCCTCCATTTCTGCTGCGTCCAAGCCTTCAAGGACTGCTGGGGAGCCTTCATGACTTATACCCACCGCCCCGAGCCTTGTACTGTTTAGCAAGAAGCTGCGCCTTCCTTGCGCTCCACTGGCCTGCGGCGGTGCCCTGCACAGCCCGAGACTTGATGGACTCAAACAGGCTCTTCCGCATACCGGGCTTGGTGTAGTTACCGGCCTGATTGACCTTGCTCTTCACCTTGCCGCCTTCGGCGTGACGGATGGGTTTGTCCGTACCTTCCACAGGCTTATTGTCCCCCCGCCGTTTGGCACGGGGGATTTTGCTCGGAGCCACGATACCCATGCCACGAGAGGGCATCATAGTTAGACCATCCGACCTTTAGTCTTGCCACGCTGCGCAATACCGTCTGCACGGCGAGAAGCGGAGGACTTTACGGAACCGCCTTTTTTGTAGCCGGGGGAATCAGACTCTGAACTGCGCTCGAAACGCTCGTACGCTTCGTTCATCTTTTCAGACATCTCTTTGTCTTTCAGAGCCTGTTCCATCTCACGACGCTTTCGTGCGGCCTCGTTCTGACCGGGATAACGACGCGGCCCCTGCGGACCTTTTGGAAACGGTTTAACGGCTGATCCACCTTCCGCCATCTTCTTTACCCGACCACCGTGACGAAATACGCCACGGCCTTTCAGCACATCAGCGCGAGTCACTTGACCATCACCGGTCAAATCGGGAAATGACTTAGCCATTAGCACTCACCGCCCATACGCATTTTGACCATCTTGCCTTTGGTTTTGCCCTTTGTAGCAACACCGTCAGCAGCACGACGGAAGGAACTTGCCATGCCGCCCTTCTTCATGCCGTACTCGGCCTTCTCATGCTTGATCATGGACTTTGGAGCACCCTTCTTCTTCATGAAGGCAATCTCCTTTTTGGCCATTTCTTTTGAATCAGCCTTACCGCCTTTTTTCATACCCATTGGAGCAGCCATCGCACGCCCCATACGGTCAGCCATATCACCACGCATCGGCATAGCACGACCCATGCGATCTTTCATATTGCGATTCATCATTTCGATTTACTCCTAAATGAATTTACCGCGTGTTTTACCACGCTGAGCTATGCCGTCTGCACGGCGAGATGCGGAAGATTTAACGGAACCACCACGACGATACGTCTTTTCAGCGCCGGGTATAGTGTCGCCAGCAATGTCAACGCGACCCATTGAAGGATCTTCGTAATCATCCGGCTCGCCCATAAGCACAGCTTTTGCGCTTCTTTTTGCAGAACGAAGAGCATTTTTAGATCTTTTAAAGTATCTATCGCTTTCGTCTTTATCGCGGAATCTTTCTGCTACTCCAGACAAACCAAGTCCAGCAGCACCAAGTGTGCTTAAACCAGCAGTGCCAATCCTAAGTGCTCTGTTACCTACCTTTTTAGCGGCAGATTTAAATGGTGCAGATACACGATCCATGTAGGCGACTTTTTCCGCTTTAGTCATAGAACGAGACTTTTCAGAAGAAGTATCACCGCCCTTGTCAAATTTCTTGCCCTTGTCGGCTTTCATAAATTCTTTACCTACTTTTTGGGAAATACCCAATCGCTTGGCAGCTTTCGGATCGTTAGCGACCAAGGCCATCAAACGATGTTGTTTGCCGGATTTACTTGGCATTTGTCTTTATAAGTTGGTCGATCTTCTGATCCAACTTCTCCAATCTGTCGATCAGTTGCCGCATATCTTCTCGGACTTCAGCACGGGTGATGTGATCACGCGCAACCTCTTCCCGAGTCTTATTTAGCAAGATGCCGAGCCTTTGAAGCTCGGCAAACTTTTCCTTAACCACAAAGCCCAACACCGCAACGATTCCCGTAAGAACCATATTCCAAACGAGCATTTCCATGTCTTAGCACTTCCATGCACGTAAGGATTTGTTGATACGGGAGTTGGGGTCGTTCGCAGTCTTGGCGCTCGTAAGCTTTCGCTTCATCCCCGACATTCGGGCACAGAATGATTTCTTACGAGGACCGCCTTCGGGCTGCGGAGCCTTCAACCCCGGCTTACCGGGATTAGCCCGGTTATAAGAAGCACGGCCTTTGGCGTTCAACCCGCCCTTGGGGTTTTTACCTTCAGCCCGCTGCCATGCCGGTGACTTAGGCATAAATCACCATCGTCGAGATTACGCCTGACGGAGCGATATAGATGTTCTCTTGGAAGAGAAGACCTTCACCCGGCATCAGGATGTAATCCGGCGTGGATGCTGAAGCAACCGTGCCAATGGTAATTTTGGTAGGACCGCCTGAACCGCCGTCCTTGAATATGACCTCGCCAGCCGTCGAGTTCGGCACAATGTAGATGGCCTTCACACGGGCACGGCCAATCACGAGGCTATTCTGGTCCAGCAACTGCCCCGCATCAGTACGGGATTTACTGGCTAAGACATCTGTTTGCATTGCCATTCTGACTCTCCTGTAATGGATGAAGGGGGCTTACGCCCCCAACGAAATCTTACGGAGTCAGGCTGGAGTACAGCGCGATGTACTTAGTCGTAGCACCAATCTTAACCGGGATATAACCGGCTTGGGCCGAGACCGCGCCCGTGGCGACACCCTGCGTAATTACCGTGGTGCCGATAACCAGAGTGGCGGTGGCAACGATAGCGTTACTCTCAAAACCATTCTGAGAAACGACCGGGCCGGAGAAAGTAGTAGTACCCATTGCAAATTACCTCACATGCGAGTTGTGCTTACCAGTCTGCATGTCGTCAGTCGGGGCTGTCTGGTAAGCGATTTTTCCCGATAACGACTGTATAACACCAAAAAAGAGGGGCCACAAGCCCAGAGAGCGTGCAGCCCCCCAGTTCCAGCTAGCTCTCTCTAAGGAGCAAGTTTTATATACGCCTAGGCGGTGGGGGAGTCAACGAGTTGGTTGGACTTTTTCAGATTCTCTTCCTGCGTAATTACACGCAGATTCCAAGGCACGTGTAGCCCGCAAACAAGTTCAGACCGAAGGGGAACGATGTGGTCAACGACGTATCTCTCGCCAGTTGTTTTGGTCATTGTTATAGCGATTTTATATAGCTCCCGCATCTCAGATTTCTGGGCGCGAGTAAGCCACGGGGGTGTGGCCTGCCGGTGCTTACGGCGGCGATTTTTTGTATCCGCACGTACCCAGAGTAGGTTGCGTTCTTTCCATGCTTTCTGGCCTACACGTTTTTCTGAAAGCGGTCGTGCGTTTGCACGGGCTATAACAATTTCCCGATTACGCTCGTAATACTCCCGTTTGGCCTCCTTCCCTGCCTCAGATTGGTTGTACTGTTTGAAATACTCAGCCCGTTTGATATTGGCTTGGTCCCATTCGACCTTCAGGCATTCGACACAAGTGCCCTTGGTTTTGCGTGGGGCTACATGACCGTGCTTACACGGCTCTCCAGTGAAGTAGTACTTGGCACCCGTAGCCTTAGCTTCGGCGCGGGATTTGGGAAGTGTTGAAGTGTCCATACGCTACCTATGAGTTACGACACAGGTAACGATACTTAACCCAAGCCAATAATGCAAGAACAAAAAGAAGGGGGCCGAAGCCCCCTTCCCAAACACGCAAGTGCTTGATTTATCAGGTCGAACCGGGCGAACCGAACATGCCGAGCGGATCCGACCAGCCGAAGCTATAACGCTCGCGGCTCTTATACCGGACGTTGCCGGTGTCGAAGTCTCCATCCATGGAGTTCTGCAGCGGAGTACGCACGAAGTGCTTCATACCGTTCGGAACATCCGTGGTCAGGAACCACGCATTCGTATCCGTCAGGTAGTGATTCACAGTGTAGCCACCGGGGATCGAACCCATCGCCTTGAGAGCGTTGATGTCGTTGTCAGCGGTCGCAACACGGAGTTCCGTGTCGAGAAGACGCTTGGCAGTGAACATCAGGCTCGGGGGCACGATGAGCTTACCGGGCTTCGCCGCGATCAAGAGACCACGCTCGTCGGTCCAGCCAGCGATCTGAATGACAGCCGCCTCAAGCGAAGTCTCGTTGAGGTCAGAAGCCGTCAGACGGTTGCTGTTGACACCACCCGAGATAAGCGGATGCGAGGCCGAAAACAACGGCTGACCGTCACCGCCCGTGTAGGACGAGGAGAAGCCATTGTTAAGGACCGAGGCCGCCTTGACCTGCTTCGTGTACGCCATCGCTCGGGCGAGCGCCTTGGTGTATCGCTTGGACAGCGAATCGTACAGGTTGTCTTCAACCGCCTCTTCCGTGATGGAGAAGCCGAGAGCAATGGTCTCGTGGTTGTAGCGAGCAGTCCAAGCTTCCTGCGCGTTGTCATACGCAATCGCAGCACCTTCGGCCTTCACCGGAGCGGCGCTGAAACCAGAAAGCTTAGTCTCCTCTTCGAAAGAACGCTCGGAGGTCTCAGTCTCGTAGATCTCCTTGTGCTCTTCTTGGTAGGTCTTGTACTCAAGGCCAAACAGGGCGTTCAAACCCGGAAGGAGTTCCTTGAGCAGTTGTGCGCGTGAAATAGCCATGTCTTAGAACTCCCTATTAAAGGCCGACCGGGTTGTTATAAGCGTGACCACCCTTGATTACGCCAGAATCATCGTACGGAGCATTAAACTTGACGATAACTTCTGGGTAGTAAACGGTGCCGCTTACATCAAACGCCGTGTCCTGAACGACATCAATGATACGAACGGGCAGCGACAGCGTAGTGCTGGCCGACGACACGAGGAGACCCTGCTGGGAATCGCCCGTCGTCGTGTTCAGCGTGTTCGCCACCAGCGCCACGTTCAGACCGATGTCCGAGTAGGTGAAGCCCGTCGAGGTCGAAACCACGAGCGAAGCCGTCACACCAACCGCTTGGAACAGGGTGTTCGGATCTTCCGCCACGTACGCAGTAATGTACGTGCCAGCCTTCACCGAAGTGCCTGAAGTCCAAGACTGTGAGTAGGTCGGCTGACCCGTCACAGAGGACACGAAAGTGCAGCCCAAGAACACACCAGCAAAGCCGGTGGTCGGAGCCGTGCTCTCTTCAGTCGTCACAGCCACCGTGCCGTCATTCACGAACTTCAGCGGGTCACCGAAACCAATGCTCGACGCATTGGAAGCGATACGACGCTGACGGGTCGCTCCGGCAAACGGCAGTCCACCGATCAGATTGATCGGCTTCAAGCCATACGGCTTGCTAACAGTAGGATATGCCATTGATTACTCCAAAAAGATGAATTTATTTACCCTTGCCAAACGAGACCGTCGTCTTCTTCTCACTGAAGAGAGGCATACGTTCATCGTTCAGCCTCAGAAAGTTGTTGTCTACGGACTGCAACTGAGCCTTAGCTTGCGTAGCGTAATAATCGTCACGCTGCTTCATAAGCTCAGCCGGTGCCTTGCAGAGCAACAACCCGCCAATCTCAATGTTGTCTTTAAAACGTCCATTAGGATCGGCTTGTAGCATCAGCTTGGGTTGTTCAGAAGCCTTAACCGGCTCCCAACCTTCCCGAAATTTTGCAGACGTATTAGTGGGGTCTGCTTGACCCATAATACTGGTCCGGATCCAGCGGAACACCCAACCATCCTGCGGCTCCGGTTCAGGGAGCGTTTGGGGCGGGGTCCACATCATTTTGCGTTGCGCGGATTCTCGGTTCTCGACTTCGCGTGCGAGTCTATTCTCAGCCATTTTAGTTAACCTCCAGTTTCATGAGTTCACGTGCGTACTGTTCGTTGCTCAGACCTAATTTCTTAGCGATAGCAACTTGAGTCGGTGTCAGGCGGACCTGACGCGGCGCGGTATTCCGCGTAACCGGAGCCACTACATTGGCTGGTTTTGTGCGAGCAGGTTTTTGGGCCTGCTTCGTTTGAGGTTGCTCATCCTCTTCAGCATCGTCGAATGCTTCGGGGAATCGCTTCCTCATCGTGTCATCGACTCGGCGGTAGTATTCATCCGAATTAGGATCTACGCCGCTCCGGACCAATTTTTCGTGCAGGCCGAGCGCGAGGGCGGTCATCTCCTCGTCAGCACCAAACCAAGTATTTTTCTCCCGCCACGCCTCGGCTTTTGGGTCGATTTGCGGCGCAGAAACTTGGGGTGTCGTTACCTGTTGATTCTGTTCTACTCTTTCTTCTTTAGTTTGTAAAGAGGGGCGAATACGGGCGAGATTCTGCAGTTTTAATTTAGCATCCGTAAGAGCTTCCTGAGCATTCGCAATCTGCTCCGAATCACCCGAATCGTATGCATGCTTGAGCTTCTCCTTGGCTACGGCCAAGTCGGTATTAGCGCCGCGCTCAGCCTCTTTAATAAACGCCTGCTCATTATGGCCAAGCCGCTGTTTAAGCTGCTTGATCTCTTGCTCACGCAATTGGGCAAATTTAAGAGCTTCTTCTCGTTCTCGAAGAGCACGCTCTTTTTCACGGCGTTCGTCGTGCCAGACTTTTTTCATCTGAGAGAGACGCTTCTTAACCTTATCGGAATACTCCTCAAGGTCATCTTTATCTAATTCGTCCACCATCTCCTTCGGGAGCGGCTTACGACCCCGGTCTTCTGGCGGGGTATCATCTTCAATCTGAACCTCAATTTCGTCGCTATCTACTTGATTAGCCTCAGCTTTCTGAGCTTCTTCAGCAGCAATTTCATCGGGGAACTTAAATTCTGTTTGCTCAATAGCCATAAAGTTTTACCTCATGCTCTGCGGATTCCACGGGGGTCTTCGACCACCGCTTCCACCGTGTCATCATTAATAATGCGGAACTCCCGACCGTGGATAACCACGCGGGTGCCTGAATAAGGACGGGTGAGGACAAAATCGCCTTCCTTGCACCACGGCCCGGTAGGGAACCGATTCTCGTCCTTGTAGCAGAGGTCGCCCATCTTCACGACGAAGAGGACCACAGTGGTCTGCTCCTCGACTCGTTTGGTGTCTTCTGCCTTAATTAATCCTCCTTCAAACTCCTCTTCTACGTGCGGTACGGCACACATAATTCGGTAGCCTTTAGGTTCTGGCAAGAGTTTGGCTTTCGCCGCCTCCTGTTGCGTCTTTTCAACGTCAAT